ATCTTCCGGCCGGTTGCCGAGCCAGAAGGCCGGCAAGCGGACGCTGGCCAGTTCGGACTTGCCGTGTTGCGGGGGCGCGAAGATCATCAGGCGGTCGATTTCCCCCTGCACCACGGCGTCCAGTCTGGAGGCAATCAGCGCATGAGCCCTCTCGCCTCGATAGTCGGCATAGGTGTAGCTCGTGAACGCAAGGAGTTGACGACGGGCCTGTCTACGCCTGAGCAGTTCCGTCGCCGCTTCCTGTGGCGATAGCGGCAAGTTCTTCATCGCTCAATTCCTGGTGCCGGAAGCGAGGCAGGCCTCGGCCTTTGTTCGGTCAGTGCGGCCAGGGTGCGCACGTCGAGCAATTGGGCAGCGTTTGTGCGCTACTCACTGGCCCGCGCGCGACTGTTAACCATATTGTGCGCGATTCCGTAGACGAATTAGTAGCTCCCTAAAAGGAATGCGAACTGGCAACAGTCTGCTTAACAGCCTGTACCAGAATGATGCGCTTTGTACCGTCGCATGACTGGATTCCGAGAGTCGCATTCCGGATCTGCCATTTTGCTGTGTCACTGCCGGGCGCAAGCCCGCGGATTTTCCAAAATTGAAGAAGTTTCTCTCCCTATCATTATAATATATAAGCGCTGGACCAACCCTGGCCCTTAGGCCTTGTTCAGATGTGCACGTCTAGAAGCAGAGCCCCCTTGGTCCATCGCTCCTTCTTGCTCCTTTTTTGCTCCGTGTTCTTCGTCACCGCCAGCAGAGCTACTGATGTCAACGCGCAGGACTGTATTACCGATCCGTTCTTCAGCTCGCGTGCGGCCCCGACCAAGGTTCTGCCGTTTCAGCTGGCTGACCGGCGGGGCTTCCTCTTGTTCGGTTTTTAGACGGTTCGCCAGTAGCCCCGCCGTCCGCGGTTAAGACACGAGTCGGTCCACGTAACGGCCCGAATCGAATCGCCCATTCCAGAGGTCGATCATGAGTCGCAAGGCCATCTCCAAGGCATCCGGGCCATCGTCATGATCCCCTACCGGGAAGTCTCTCAGCTGTTGGATCAAGAGCGCCGTGCCCGGAGAGCGGCTCTTGAAACGTAGTTTCCGCTGAGCCAGGTATGGACCTAAACGGCGGATGCGCACCTGCTTGTTCGTCTGGTTGTTCAGCCCGTAGACTGGCAGGTGCACTCGTAGTTCCTGGCCCAGCCTCTGAAATTCCGCGATCAACAATTCCTGAAATTGGTTGATCTCAACGGCAAAGCCCTCCGGCTTGAAGAGGCGAATGTGCTCGACCCCATCGGCCACGATCTGGGGCGTGGGCCGGAATTGAAGATCTGCCTCACAATAAAGATAGCCCTGGCCATCTCGACCCAGTTTGATGAACGCCGAATAGTCGCCGCTCTTGGCGTCCTTGCCCTTACTGGGATCGAGGCCAATGGTCTTGATTTCCAGGTGTTGGGGCCATTGCTCAAACCAAAATCCCGGGTAATCAAAATAGCTCGCATCCCATTCACACTGTTCCGGATTGACTGGATCGCCTTGTTTCTCGCTGGCAAACGAGGCCGGGCCAATAGTCGCCCGCAGGCACATGAGCTGATAGAGCGATTCCCATTCCGGCCAGAGGACTTGAGCACCGGCAGTTAGGGCCGTCTGGTGCTCTTCAGAGAACGCTTGGGCTTTGGCCTCGTGCTGAGGGTCCGCATAATCTTGATAAAGCGCTTGCCATTCTTGCCAGAGGTCCATGCGCTGAGGCCACCGCTCAATGGCTCGGAAAACGTGCCCCTGCCAGCCCGCGGTGCGGGACAAGCGCAGCACCAGGCAATCGCGGTGCAGCGCGGTTCCCAGAACCAGGACATTCGTCGCCGTCGTCCCCGCATTGGCGACGGCGCGATTGAACCACGACCAGGAGCGCTGGCGCTGAACCGTGCTGGTGACATGCTCATCGTTCTCCGGGTCATCGACGACAATCAGCGAGGGTCGCTCGGCGCGATTGCGGCGGCCGCGGATCTTGGCCCCGGTGCCGAGGGCTTCGATCACGACGCCATTGCCCAGCCGGATGCGGTCCCGCCCCCAGGGGCTGCCCGGGGCGACCGCCGTCGGGTAAGCTTCCGCCAGCAGAGGATTATCTTCCAACTCGCGTTTGATGTCTTCGAGGAGTAGCCGCGCCTGGCTCTGGGTGTCGCTGATCAGCAGGATGTAGGGCTCGTACCGGTTGAGCGCGGCCCAGAGGGGATAAGCCAGACTGATCCAGGTGGACTTGGCGGAGCCTCGTGGAGCGACCAGCGCTAGCCGTGTTCCCCGGCGAATATGCAGCTCCTGGAGTTGACCGGCGAGCCAATCATGAAAGCGGGAAAAGGGCCGCGTGAAGTAGCTGGCCAAGTATTCACGGACCCAGGCGCTGAGCACGGGACATAGGCAAGTGGTCCCGGTAGATGCCTTGCTTTGCCGTCGGGATTGGTTGCTGAAGTAGCGTTCCAATCGACGCAAGCGGCTGGCCAGTCGTCCTGAAGGCGGGCCTAGGCGAGGCATGGTAGCCCTCTTTGCTCATCCGTGATTTAGGTTCCGGTGGAATCAGCCGGCGCGCAAGCCGCCTGCGCTTCCAGGGCCGCAATCCGTTCGGCCAGCTCGGCGTTCTCTCGCAGCTTAATCCCGATTTCCAAGACGCTCCGCGCTGCCCCCAGACGAACGGCCGCAGGCGTCTTATCGGCTTGGAGGGTGATCAGCGTCTTGACTGATTCCAGCCCGGCGGCGGTGAGCATGCCGACCGTTCGCTGGGTTATCTCGGCGCGTCGGTCTTGCAACCGCTGCCGAAACCCCGGGTCCTTCAGCCGGCGGTGCGCCGTGCGGGCGCTCATGCCTGCAGCCCGGGCCGCTTGCTCTACCGTAGCCCCACAGGCCAGGGCCGCCAGCAAGGCCTCATCGGTTTGCTTCTTGGCGCGCGCCATGGTTTCTGCCCTGCTTCCTGCTTCGGCCATTCTTGGCGGCGCTGCCCGGCATGCTGCGCTGGGCCTTTTGCCCGGTGAACTGCTCCCAGCGGGTTACAATCACATCGCAATACCAGCGGTCTAATTCCATTAAGAACGCCCGGCGGCCGGTTTGCACGGCGGCAATCAAAGTCGAGCCGCTGCCGGCGAACAGGTCGAGCACGTTCTCGCCGGGGCGCGACGAGTATTCCATGGCGCGAGAAGCCAGCTCCACGGGCTTCTCGGTGAGATGGATCATGTTCTGCGGATTCACCTTCTTAACCGACCAAACATCCGTGGCGTTGTTGGGCCCGAAGTACTGATGCGCCGCCCCTTCTTTCCAACCATAAAAGCACCACTCATGATCTCCCAGGTAGTCTTTCCTGGTTAAGACGGGATGGCTTTTCACCCAAATAATGGCCTGTGAGAAATACAGACCTGTAGCCTTCAGCACCGGTGGGTAATTGCCGCAATTGCTATAACCGCCCCACAAATAGAACGCCCGGCCCGGCTCCAGGACGCGGGCAATGTTGCCAAACCACGCATAGAGTAGCTGCCTGAACTCTTCTTCCGAGAGGAAGTCGTTGGCAAGCGGACGGTCCTTGGCCCGCATTTTCATGCTGGTTGCTTTCGCCTTCTCGGGGTGGCGCTCGACATCAAACCGCTGGTGGTGCTTCGTGCCCTCGAACGAACTTAAGCCCGCAGCGATGGCATTGTTGCTCCGCGGCTCGACTTTTACGCCGTAAGGAGGATCGGTGACCACGAGCTGAATGGTCGCCCCGCTGAGCAAGCGATCTACGTCCTCGGACTTGCTGCTATCACCGCACATTAGACGGTGCTTGTCCAGTAACCACAGGTCTCCCGGCTTCGTGGTCGCTTCATCGGGTGGCTCAGGGACATCGTCGGCGTCGGTCAGTCCGTCGTTGCATGACGACCCCAGAAGTCTCAGGAGTTCATCGCCTGAGAAGCCGGTAAGATCGAGGTCGAATCCCATCCCCTGGAGGTCCGCCAACTCGAGGGGAAGCCGGTCATTGTCCCATTGAGAGAGCGTGGCCGTCTGGTTGTCGGCAATCCGGTAGGCCTTGATCTGAGCCGGGCTGAGGCCGGTCGCCACGTGCACCGGCACCTTGTCCAGTCCCAGCTTTAGAGCGGCCTTGTAGCGGGTGTGGCCGACGATGATGACACCTTCATCGTCGACCACGATCGGCTGGCGAAAGCCGAATTCGCGGATCGAAGCGGCCACGGCATCAACGGCCTGGTCATTCACGCGGGGATTGTGCTCGTAAGGCTTAATCGTGTGGATCGACCGTAACACAACGCGCATAGATACCTCCGTGTAGAGACTGTGTACCGGCCCTGGGAGCCGGGCACATCAGATCCTTCTCAGACATCGAGTTCGGCTTGCGGGAAGCCTTGGCCTTGGTCCGCTCGGAGGCGAGCCGGCGTCTGCTCTGCTCGCTGGGTCGCTAGCAGGTCGAGACTCACGGATTTCAGCAAACGATGCGTCTCCGTAAGACCTGGTCCACGGCCGTTTCCGCGCCGAACTGGGCCCAGCTTAAGGAGAGCGTTGCAGGGAGTCGATGAAGTGAAGTAAACAGAAGTAAGCGCGCTTAACGTCGTCGTTATAAGTCCTGGCGACGTGGGGGCTTTCGTAGACCATGGCGTTCGGCGTACCTCTGTGCCGCGGCCCGAATTCCTTGCACACTGCTGATCCGAGGCCAGTTCTTACTCCGGCAATGGCCGTCTAACTCTGCCATGATCTTCTTGTAAGTCAGCGGCTTCAAGCATTGATAATAGATCCACCGGTCCCGCCTCTCCAGATTGCGAGCGCGGCTGGCTTGGCGCCGAGATGACTGCTTCCCGTTCGAGGCTAAGACCGATTTTGCTCCCACGGCCCTCCTCTCGGCCGCATACCTCCACCAGCGCTGCGCCGTCGTGAGAAGGTAACGGTCGGGCGTGGCATGATCTTCTTGAATGCCATCAAACCGAACAAAAATGTCAAGGTTAAGGAAGGACTTCCCCTCAGAAAACACCCCGAGTGTCAGCAACTCCTGAATTAGTGCCATGGCCAACGCACGGCTGATGCCGCGCTCGCGGAGGCCCTCGACCAGCTTACTTTGACGGAACCGAATTTCTCCTTCCGGCATGTCTTGGTCTTGGAACAGCTGGTCCAAAGCGCTGAAGGCTCTTTCGAGGTCGCCGGCGCTGAATACAAGCCCGGTAGGGGGTCGGAAACACGTTGGATCGGGTAGGGGTGACCGGATTTGCCGCTTTGAACTCTTCCGCACTGGAATCTCCTTATTCCTTCTGCCTTAAATAGATAGGCGCGCATCCTTGCTAATAGAAGCATAACCGTCTGTTCCTCATTCTTTCAAGCGTAAGTGACGGCAGGGAGCGTAGTGTGTCAGGACATCGTCACCACACGACCGTGGAGCGAAGGCGATGGGCCAAGGTATGAGGGTTCAAATTTCCGATCATTTCTAGACATGGGTGAGCACCACCATATCTAAGAGCAGGGCCCCCCTTGAGAAAACTTGGAGATTTCTACGGGACCGGCTTGATCGCGCGCCGCTCGCGAGGTAACTGTCCTGACCTGATCGGGCATCGCGACGGGCGCGATGCCGGTCGCGGTATTTCACCCAAGAGGGAGAAGTAACATGGCACGCAAGATCAAGAACCGGTCCCAGGCCGCAACAAAGACGGCCAAGCCCAACAAGAGTGAGGCGACCAAGCCCGCCTCGAACGACAAGAAGGCAAAGCTGAGCGCTTTGGACGCCGCTGCCAGAGTCCTGAGCGAAGCCAAGCAGGCCATGAGCTGTGCGGAGTTGATCGAGGCCATGGCGGCCAAGGGTTATTGGAAGTCCCCGGGCGGTAAGACCCCCGAGGCCACGCTTTATTCCGGGATCCTGCGCGAACTGCAAACCAAGAAGGACCAGGCACGCTTTCGCAAGACCGAGCGCGGCAGATTTGCCCTGGCTTAACCGCCTGGCTGGACGTCCTTCCTCGCCTCTCAGGCCCCGATTTCCGGGGCCTGTTTTCGTTGGTTAAGCCTGCGACGCCGCGTCCCTTCAGAACCCGCTTCCAGGTCTCCTAATCCACCTCAGAATCCTCTCTTTTTTCGCCAGGATTCCCTTGAGCTTGGCGCAGGAACCGTGCTCAGTGGAGTCACAACGGTTTTGCCCGATCTCTGGCAAAAGGAGCCATCATGAAGAACGCCGACCTGACCCTCGAATTAGCCGCCTTGCCGCAACTCAGCGTTTCCGAGCTGCGCCGCCGTTACGCCGAAGTCTTCGGCGAGACGACCTGTGCTGGCAACCGAACGTGGCTGGTCAAGCGCATCGCCTGGCGACTGCAAGCCCTGGCCCAGGGCGACCTGTCCGAGCGCGCCCGACAGCGCGCCTCGGAGTTGGCCAACGATGCCGACCTACGTCTTTCGCCTCCCCGGCACAGCGCCACAGCCGTTGCTGTTGCACCCCGGCCGAACAAGACCTCGAAGAGCCGGGAAGGTTTGCCCCCGCCCGGGACCATTCTCCACCGTCCTTACAAGGGCCAGGTACTGGAGGTCAAGATCCTGGAGCAGGGCTGCCAATTTGAGGGACGCGTCTATCGCTCGCTGTCCGCCGTGGCCAAGGCTATCACCGGCACGCATTGCAGCGGTTTCCTGTTCTTCCGCCTCAGCCAGAAAGGAGCAGCGTCATGAAGAAATCCATCAAGACTGTCCGTTGCGCCATCTATACCCGCAAGTCGACCGAGGAAGGCCTAGACCAGGACTTCAATTCTCTGGACGCCCAGCGGGCTGCCGCCGAGGCCTATATCGCCAGTCAGCAGCAGGAGGGGTGGCGCTGCTTACCTGACCGCTATGACGACGGTGGCTATACCGGCGCCAACATGGATCGCCCAGCCCTGCAACGGCTCTTGGCGGACGTCGCCGCCAAGAAGATCGATATCGTTCTCGTGTATAAATTGGACCGCCTCAGCCGATCGCTGCTGGACTTCGCGCGAATCGTCGAGACCTTCGAGAAACATCAGGTATCGTTTGTCTCTGTTACCCAGCAACTGAACACGACCACGTCCATGGGCCGGCTTATGCTGAACGTGCTCTTGTCCTTTGCCCAGTTCGAACGGGAGATCATCGCCGAGCGAACGCGGGACAAGATCGCCGCCGCCCGCCGCAAAGGCAAGTGGGTAGGCGGCATGCCGCTTTTGGGATACGACGTGGATCCTTCCACCCTCAGGCTGGTGGTCAACGAGGCAGAAGCCGCTCGGGTACGGGCGATCTTCACGCTTTATCGTGAAACGCAAGTGTTACAGCCGGTGCTCGATGAATTGGAGCGCCGGGGCTGGCGGACGCATCGCTGGCAGACGCGCAAAGGCCATTGGCAGGGGGGCAAGCCATTCACCAAAACCAGCCTGCGGCGGCTCTTGCGCAACCCTACCTACCTGGGCATGGTGCGCTACAAGCAGGAGCTCCATCCCGGCGAGCATGCGGCCATCGTCGCTACGGAGCTTTGGCAGGCAGTCCAGCCGCGCTTGCAGGAGAAGCGCCGACCGGGTGCTCGGTCGGCGGCGCAGCCGGCAGTCCTCAAGGGGCTACTCTACTGCGGACCCTGCGGCTGCCTCATGCACGGCTCGGGAACGAGGCGGGGCAACAAACAGTATCGCTATTATGTCTGCGCAATGGCCCAGAGACGGGGATGGGATACCTGCCCGTCCAAATCGGTTCCGGCAAGGGCCATCGAACGCCTAGTCGTCGAACAGATCGGGCAGTTGAGCCCAGACGAGCCGGCCCTAGAGAACTTCGTCTCGCTTTGGACGGATCTGGCTCCGGAGGCGCAGGCGCGAGTGCTTCGGCAACTGATTGAGCGGGTGGATTACGACGGGGCAGCGGGCAAGCTGGCCATCACCTTCCGGCCCGAAGGCCTAAGCGAGATCGCTTCGGAGTTGAACGCGGAGGCAAACTCATGACGATTCCCTCGAAGATTGAATGCGGAGTGCACTTCCAGCGAAGCAAGCGAAAGGAGTTGCAGCCGGGTGAAGCCTGCAGGCTAGTGCCCGGTCGGGTACCCCGGATTGCGCGGCTCTTGGCCTTGGCTCTCCGCCTCGATCAGTTGCTCAAAAGCGGCGTTCTGGCCGATTACCGCCAGCTAGCCGAACTCGGCCAGGTAAGCCGGGCACGCGTTAGCCAGATCCTCAACCTGCTATATTTGACTCCGGACATCCAGGAGCAGATCCTGTTCTTGCCGCGAACGGAACGGGGCCGAGACCCGCTGCACCTGGCGCAGCTTCAGCCCCTGGCCCAGACACTCGATTGGCACCAGCAACGCGTGCTCTGGCGGAAGCTCTATCCACCTCGCAACGAAGATCTGTCCACATCAAGCCCGTGACGTCGGATAGGCTACGCATCTCGGCGCCATGGTTGGCTCTTCGCCAGGGGACGAGAGGCCAATCGGGTGTAGGCAAATGGGCCCTTTCGATACAAATCTGAACCTTTTCGCGCCATTCAGGCTTAGAAACGCGTTCTGCTAAGTACCAGAGAGAGCACCAAGTAGCACCTGCGCGAGGCCGTCTTTGCCAGGAAAAGCCCTTGGACCATCGTCGTCCCGACGTGCGCTGATGCGGAACCAGGTAGGCCGGAAAAAGAACGATAACCGAGAAGCTTAAGGATGTTGCTGCAAACGTAACCTATGCTGCAGTCAAAAGTTAAGGCAAGGTCCGGTCGCTGCGCAAGCCGATTATGTCAGGCACTGACAAAATACAAGTGTTGATGTGGAAAAGACTTACAAATAATTATGTCAGGTCAAAAAGGCTTGTGGCTGGCGGATCGTAGAACGATGGGTGACGCAACAGGCTTCTACACAATAGCTTACATCAAACTCAGCCTGAGATGAGCCTCCCGAAAAACCTGACATAATCTGCCATTTGAAGAGAGGAGAGAGCTTTCGATCCGAGTCACCGAGGGACCTGGTTTTTCGGGTTGCGGAAACTTACACAGGAGTTTACACGGCGGAGGTACTGGAGGTGGCTTGCGCTGGTGAGGAAAAGGTTTTCTGGTT